TCTAAAAAGCTATTATTTGCTAAATATGTAGCGGCAGGGATAGATATGGAAGAAGCTTACAGTCGTGTGTACCCTAAAGCTAACGATAAGCAGTATATCCGCAATGCGGCTAACAAATTACTACAACAAAAAAAGGTAATGCAAATGGTAAAAGAAGAAATATCATTAATATTAAAAGAAGAGGGTGTTACACCAGAATATATTATACAAAAGTATAAAGATATAGCAGATGTTTCAGAAAGAGACCAAGACAGACTTAGAAGCTTAGATGCTTTAGCTAAGATGTCTGGTTTATTTGAAACAGAAAAGAAACGTGAAGAACTAACTGTATGGGCTGGTTTTAGTCCTGAACAACTGGAGGCTATTAAGGGTGGGGAAACCAAAGTACTTGCACATAAAGAAAAAGAGTGATATATCTGATAAGGTAGACCCTTGTCCTATATGCGAAAAGAATTTATACTATGATGAAGATTGTAGTAAAAGAATAGGCGTTATAGAGCCAAATGGTGAGATAGAATCATGGAAATGTCCAGCATGCAAATCAGAGTTTGATTTAGAGGATAATATTTTGTATATTTATGGCAGCGAAACAGAAGGTGGGCAAGCATGAAGGTTAAAGATGCAAGACTAAGAAGAGCAGGAGTTAGCGGTTATAACAAACCTAAACGTACACCTGGACATCCTAAAAAGTCTCATATTGTTGTTGCTAAAGAAGGTGATAAAGTAAAAACTATAAGATTTGGGCAGCAAGGAGTTAAGACTGCTGGCAAACCTAAAGCAGGCGAGTCTCAAAAACAAAAGAACAGAAGAAAGTCTTTTAAAGCTAGACACGCTAAAAACATCGCTAAAGGCAAAATGTCTGCTGCATATTGGGCAGATAAAGAAAAATGGTAAATCTGCTCAGGTAAAGTGAAGGGAATATATTGATAGTTAAAAAAATTGACATTGGCTCGATAATTACAATAGGTGTAGTTCTTATAGGAGCCGCAGTATCTTATGGTACAAACTTTAATAGAATTAGTAATTTAGAAAATAAAGAACAAAACATTGTAAAAAAAGTTCAATCTAATGAAAAAAGCATAGTTAACTTAAAAATTAGCGTTGCTAAGATAGAAACTCAACTTGACGATAGATTTGATAGATTAGAAGATATACTTATGGGTTTAGAATAATGAAGTCTTTATTAAAAACTTTACAAGAAGAAGCTTATTTAAGAAGCACTAAACCTAATTATGAGCATTTAGCAGAAATATTGTCTAGACAAAAAATGGAAGGCGAGTATAGTTATAGCGGACCATCATACAATCAAGCTTTTTCTGATAAATTAATTGACGATTTTGGCGGTTCTTGGTTAAGTAGAAGTATACAAGAAGTACAAACTCCTGATGGACCAAGAAACTATTTAGGAGAAGATATGGCCTTTGATAGAAATACATCTAGACAATTATCAAGTATAGATGCTGCACTTAGGTCTGTTATGTTTCCAGCAGATTCAATTACAACAGATGAATTAAAACTATTACAACGTCATGGATTATTTAAAAATAAGTAATACTTTTAAAAAATTATACTTATGGAGTTAAAATGAAAATTAAAGGTGTAGATGTATCAAGTTTAAATATTAGACAAAGAAATGCTATGAAAAGACATTCTGTTCATCATACAGGTAATCATTTAAAGTCTATGGTTGACGCTATGAAAAAAGGTGCAACATTTGGCCAGTCTCATAAAATGGCTATGAAAAAGGTTGGCAAGTAGTTGATAGTGTCTAAGTTTATAGTAAATGCTATAGCAACAAAATTAGCTAAACATTTTAGCTTAGATAAAATTATGTCATATGTATTTGATGAAAATGATTTAGATAAGAAAGTCAAAGAGATTGAAGGTAGGATTGAGTTACTAGAAGTAATGCAACAATTGCCTAAGAAATTTAAATGTGAATGTGGTAAGGAGGGATAATGCCAAGATTTGGAAGTAGGTCTAGAAAAAACTTAGCAACATGCGATGAAGATTTACAAGATTTATTTAATGAAGTTATTAAATATGTTGATTGTTCTGTTATTGAAGGGCACAGAAGTAAAGAAAGGCAAAACAAACTTTATGAAGAAGGTAAAACTAAAGTTAAATACCCAAATGGTCGTCATAACGCTAGTCCTAGTAGGGCTGCTGATGTTGTTCCCTATCCTATTGATTGGAATGATAGAGAGCGTTTCCACCTTTTTGCTGGCTTTGTCTTGGGCATTGCTCAGTCTATGGAAATAAATATTCGTTGGGGTGGTGACTGGAATAAAAACTTTGAGGTAGATGACAATAATTTTGATGATTTTCCTCATTTTGAACTTGTAAAGGATTTTTAGTATGAAAAGTAAAAATAAACAGGCTGGGTATAAATATGAAGACTTTAAGTCTCAACCAATTCGTGAGCGTGGACTTTTAGAGTCTTTAGTTAATTTAATAGGTTATGGTGTATCTCAAAGTGAAATTGGTGGTGCGCATGAAGATATAGATAGATTAATAGAAAATGCAGACCCTAATGCTAGAATAGCAAGATTAGCTAGAATTTCACAAGGAAGAGATATTGAAGATTTATTTAGGGTATTAAATCCTGATAGCACTATAAAGCTTGTATCTACTATGGCTGATAAATATTATGATGATGATAGATATGGAAGTATTAATGAGGCTACTTATGCTAAAGCAGCGCAAAGTTTAGCAAACAATCCTGAATCTATGGGTATGGACAAAAACTTAGCATCATTTTTATTGGCAGCTGCAAGAAACAATCCTTATCAACCTTAATGGCTAATTTAAACCTTAATGGTAATGTTAGTAAAAATGAAGAAGCTCTTCATTTAGCATTTAAAGATTTAATTACTTTTGGCAAACTTTTTAGCCCACAAGACTTTTTAGCCTCAGCAACTCCTGATTTTCATAAAGAAGTAGGAAACTTATTTTTAAATCCTACAAAACAACAATTAGCATTAGTGTTACCTAGAGACCATGCAAAATCTACATTAGCTGCAACAGCTATTATGCATAAATTTTTATTTGCAACAAAAGAAGAGCCACAATTTATAGCATGGGTAGGTGAAGCGCAAGACCAGGCTGTAGATAATATATCATGGATTCAAAATCATATATACAGTAATCCAGCTATACATTATTACTTTGGTGATTTAGAAGGTGACAAGTGGACTAAAACAGAATTTACTCTTAAAAATGGATGTAGAATGATTGGTAAGGGTGCATCTCAAAGATTAAGGGGTAAAAAACAAAACTCTACAAGATATACTGGAATTGTACTAGACGACTTTGAATCAGAGTTAAATACTAAAACACCTGACTCTAGGCGTCAAATAAAAGAATGGGTTACAGCTGCAGTATATCCTGCTATTGATTTTGATAAAAAAGGTTTTTTATGGTGTAATGGTACTATTGTTCATTATGATAGTTTTTTAAATGGACTAGTTACAAAACATCACGAGTGTCAAAAAACAGGAGAACAGTTTGCTTGGGAAGTGTTTACTAGAAAAGCAATAGAAGATGGCTCTCCTATATGGCCTTCAAGATGGCCTGTTAAGAAATTAGAAGAACGTAAGCAGTTTTACATAGATTCAGGCACACCTGCAAAGTTTTACCAAGAGTATATGAATCAGGCTAAATCGCCTGAAGACCAAATATTTAGTGAGGAAGATATAAACAATGCACAGTATAAAGGTTATGCGAGATTTGATAATGAATATGATTCATGGTATATTAAACTGGATGACGGGAGAAAAGAATACGTTAATATATACATTGGTGTTGACCCTGCCTCAACAGTTGGTGCTAGGAACGACTATAGTGTTATTATGGTTCTTGGCGTTACTGATAGCCATGATTACTATGTTATTGAATATTGGAGGGAACGAGTTTTACCGATGGACTGTGCTGACAAGATATTTGAAATTACAAAACGATACCAGCCGATACGAAGAATAAATATAGAAACTATAGCATACCAAGAAATGTTAAGAGATTATGTTATGAAACGTAGTAAAGATGAAGGAATGTTTTTACCAGGCATAGAAAAAGGTATTAAAAATTATAACCAAAAGAAAAAGGATAGATTATTTGAAGGCTTACAACCAATGTTTAAAGCTGGAGCTGTACACATTAAAAAAGAAATGCATGAATTTATAGGTGAATTGCTTGATTTTCCAAAAGGAAGTCATGATGATACTATTGATGCATTTTGGCTTGCTACACAGTTTGCTAAAGGGCAAGCTAAAAAGAAAAAGAAATCAAAAAGCAAGTCTGGTGTTTGGACAAAACCAAGAAAAGCATATAATTGGTTGACTGGAGCAAGAAAGTAATGCTATATTATACACTATGATACAAGAAGATTTAAGGGTAAAAGAGATAAGAGAACAGTTCGATAGGTGGAAAGACGCCAGAAAAGACTGGGATGTTGCTGCTAGAGAAGATATTGACTTTTATTTAGGTAATCATTTTACACAATCAGAACTTGACGAGCTTGATTCAAGAAACCAATCATCAATGCCAATGGATAGACTTTATGCTGCTATTGAACAGTTTAAAGCTATCGTTACATCTAAACAACCAAAATTTAGTGCAATCGGAAGAGAAGATTCTGATAGTAGGTTAGCTAATGTTTGGAAAACTATATTAGAATATATATGGGATAAGTCTGATGGTAATGAAGTTTTTAAACAAGTAGTTCATGATTACGCTATTACTGGTTTAGGTTATTTTTATGCATACTTAGATAGAGATGCAGATTTTGGTAGGGGTGAAGTTAAGTTTACATATGTAGACCCATTCAGAGTTTATGTTGACCCTAATTCAAGACACAAATATTTTGATGACGCTTCAGGTATCATAGTATCAACAATATTAAGTAAGCAACAGTTAATAGATTTATATCCACAAATGACTCAACCAATAAATGAAGAGTCAGAAAAGTTATTAATAGATGAAATAGAAACGTTTGATAAAGAGGAGGATTATCCTGATGCAACTAATAAAACGACCATGGAAAGCTTTACTCCAGATAATGTCAAAGATAAAGACTATCATAATGAAAAGTATAGACTTCTTGAACATTACAAAAAGGTAAGAGTTCCATATTATAGAGTTGTAGATTCTAGAAGTGGTGATGAAAGAATTATGACTCAAGAACAGTTTGCTACAATGGCTCAAGACAGAGATTTTGCAGCAGCTATAGAAAATAAATTAATTGATTTTGTAGAAGTAACACAAACAAGAATAAAATTAACATGTACTGTTGGGCAAATAGTTTTATATGAAATGATATGTGATACAGATATTTATCCAATCATTCCAGTTCCTAACATTTGGACTAATACTCCATATCCAATGAGTGACGTAAGAAAAAATAAAGCATTTCAAAGGTTCCTCAACAAGACGGTATCTCTTATCACATCACACGCACAGGCTTCAGCAGGTTTAAAACTGCTAGTTCCCCAAGGTAGTGTTAGCGATATTGAAGAACTTGAAAGAGATTGGGCAAATCCTAACGCTACTATCGAATATGACCCATCTTTTGGGGAGCCTCATTTTCCAGCGCCACAACCTTTATCAGGTAGTATATTATCATTACCTAAAATGATTGAAGGTTATATTGATTTAAATATTGGTATCTTTGAAATGATGCAAGGCAGCTCAGAAGCAGCCCCTAGAACTTACTCAGCTACAATGATGATGGAGAATGTAGGTCAAAGACGTTCAAAGTCTAAGCTTAGAGATATTGAAGGTTCAATGAAAAGATTAGGTCAAGTTGTATATAATATGGCTAGACAACATTATACATTTAAGAAAACATTTAGAATAGTTCAACCTAATAATGATATAAATGAGTATACAGTAAATAAACGTTTATATGATGATAAAACTAATGAGTTGATGTTAATAGAAAATGATATAACAGTAGGTCAGTTTGATATACGTATCCTTGGAGGTTCTACATTACCATCTAATAAATATGGTGAGTTCCAATTATATATGGAAGCTTATCAAGCTGGTTTAATAGATAGGGTAGAAGCATTGAAGAAAACAGAAATTTTTGATAAACAAGGGGTATTGCAAAGAACTGACGAAATTGGTAAATTACAAGGTATGCTTTCACAAGCACAACAAGAACTTAAAAAACTTTCAGGCGACTTACAAACTGCAGATAGAGAAAGTATTGCAGCAAGAAAACGTACTGAAGTTGAAAAATTCAAAAGTCAATTGGCAGAGCAGAAGTATGAATCTCGTGCCGCTAACAGATTGGCAACAGGTAGGTTAAAAGACGCAGTTAAACTTGAGTCAGAGAAATTACGTATGAATAGTAGTGAATCTCAAAGAAGACGAGAGAGATTGCAGAAAGGAAACACAACTAATGAATGACGCATATGAAAACGGACATCTTGAAGGTGAAACCGTTGATAATGTAGGGCAAGACGATAACTCAAATACGCAGGAGAGTTCTAGCAACTGGGAAGAACAAGCAAAGTACTTCCAAAGTGAAAAGGATAAACTCGCAGCGGAAAACTCTAAACTAAAGCAATACGAGCAAATAGGAAGCTTATTGGAGTCTA